CAGCGGCGTGGCTTGTGGCTGGTTTTTTCCTCCAGGCCTGACGGCTGAATACCTCACTGATCGCTTCTTTGACTGCGCCAGCTACTGGCGCATTAATCCCTTCGAATTGCTGAATATGCCGATCAGTGAAATTCCCTTGCTGGTCAGTCAGGCAAACAGGATAGAGCAGGAGAAACGCACACATGGCTGAATTTGAGCTTAAGGCGTTGATCACCGGTGTCGACAGGCTTTCTCCCGCGCTGTCGAAAATGCAAAAGAAAATCCGGGGATTTAAACGCCAGGCGGAAGAAGCGTCACAGGGTGGGCTGGCGCTTGGTGGCGGACTGGCAGCGGGTCTGACGCTTTCCCTGAAATCTTATGCTGATCAGGAAAACGCCGCCACCGGGCTGAAAGTCGCCATGATGGATGCGAACGGCGAGGTTGGAAAGAGCTTTCAGGACATCAATAAACTGGCTATTGGCCTGGGTAACCAGCTACCCGGTACAACAGCTGATTTTCAGAACATGATGCAGATGCTGGTGCGTCAGGGGATCCCGGCAGAAAACATTCTTGGCGGTGTGGGTAAAGCGACAGCTTTTCTTGCGGTACAACTGAAAAAAACACCGGAAGCGGCTGCTGAGTTTGCCGCAAAGATGCAGGATGCTACCGGAACGGCGTCAGAAGACATGATGGGGCTGTTCGACACTATCCAGAAGGCGTTTTATCTGGGCGTTGACGATACCAACATGTTGTCCTTCTTCACTAAAACCAGCTCTGTTCTGAAGATGGTGAACAAGGACGGTCTTCAGGCTGCACAGAGCCTTGCCCCCATCAGCGTCATGATGGATCAGATGGGGATGAACGGGGAGTCGGCAGGTAATGCCCTGCGAAAAGTTATCCAGTCCGGATTAAGCGTTAAGAAAATCAGGGACGTCAATAAAGTTATGGCCCGTCAGAAACTCGGGGTACAGCTCGATTTTACTGACGGCAAAGGGAGTTTTGGCGGTCTTGATAACATGTTCAGGCAACTGGCAAAGCTGCGAAAACTGACCGACGTTAAGCGAACAGGCGTACTTAAGGCAATATTTGGTGATGATGCCGAAACCCTTCAGGTGGTCAATGCACTAATCGATAAAGGAAAGGATGGCTACGATCAGATCCAGCAGAAGATGAATAAACAGGCCAGCCTGAATAAACGTGTTCAGGCTCAGCTTGGTACGCTGTCCAACCTGTGGGAGGCAATGACGGGGACCGCAACTAACGGTCTTGCAGCTATTGGCGGCGCATTTTCTGGTGACGCCAAAAATATCACGCAGTGGCTGGGGGAGTTGGGGGAGAAATTCACGAAGTTTGCGGATGAAAATCCCCGGGTTATTCGCGGCGTCGTCGGGCTTGCTGCCGGTCTTGCGATTCTGAAACTGGGATTGATGGGCGTGGGCAGTGCCATCAGTATTGTCAGCAGGATTATGTCGATGACGCCGATTGGCATGATTGCGACGGCGATTGCTCTGGCTGCGGGATTAATTATCACTAACTGGGATGTTGTCGGACCTTATTTTAAGAAGCTCTGGGAAACCATTGGTCCTTATTTTGAGGCTGGCTGGGAACTTCTGAAGAAGGTTTTTGCCTGGTCGCCGCTGGGGATGGTGATCAATAACTGGGGACCGGTTGTTAAGTGGTTTCAGGATATGTGGGATAAGCTGAAGCCAATTATTGAGTGGTTTACCGACAGTTCCGGTGACACGGTCGATGCCATTAACTCTGCGCAGTGGGGCGCGGGTGCTTATGATGCTTATGGGACGGGAATACCGGCGCGGGGATACACACCTTATCCGGCGGTAGATCTGGCTCAGTCAAACAACGCCTCCGATGCCACAGGCCCGAATCCCTTCATGATTAACAAAGCTTCTGCGCCAAAAGTTGATGGTGAGATCAAGGTATCATTTATAAATATGCCACCAGGTATGCGGGTTACGGAAACACGCTCCAGTGGCATTGATATAAATCACGATGTTGGCTATACCCGATTTTGGTAGCCAGGATTCCCCTCACAGGTATTGCTGGTTGTAAGTCATAAATAGAGTGATAGAATTAATGCACATTTAGAAAAATGTTAATAGGCGAAAAATGAAAGGCTATATCACAGCAAGTGTAATTCTTGGAGCAGCGGCTGTTTTTTCATCTCTCATAATCTCTGGCAACATCTCCTTTAAAGATGAACATATTATTCAGTTATCTGGAGGAGCCATAAAACTTGGTGATGTTTATAAAGAAAATAAATTGATAAGTGCAAAGATTATTTTTCCAGATAATCAGGGTGAACAGATTCTTGTTGTCGACGGCAATCCTGAAAACTTTAAGGAGGATTTTCAGGAGAAATTAAATAAAGTAATAAAAACTTTAAATGCGTCAAAGAAAAAAGATGAAGAGAAAGTTAGCCTGGATAATTTAAGTGTTGTTGAAGAGTCTAAACTAGAGCTCGTTTCTGCGGTGCGTTACTCTGCTCAGTATGTTCCTATGTTTACTCTGACGCTGGACAAAAAAGAAATTACCATGCCTAAAAATACGGTAATATTTCCATTTGCCAGCGATGAAACAGCTAAGTATTTAAATGAACAACAGCAAAAGTATAAAGATTCGTTGTTTCTGACTCGCTAATTAATAAAATTCATTACAAGGCCACCTTCTAATAGGTGGCTTTTTAATTTTCGGAGTATATATGACGTGGAAAGACAGGCTTCAGGATGCGTCATTTCGAGGTGTGCCGTTTAAGGTTGAAGAAGAAAGTGCGGGAACTGGCCGTCGTGTGGAAACGCACGAATACCCGAACCGCGACAAACCCTATACCGAAGACCTGGGGAAAATCACTTTCCGCCCGTCCATTACGGCTTATGTGGTGGGAGATGACTGCTTTGACCAGCGCGATCGCCTGATTGACGCGCTGAATAAACCCGGTCCCGGCACGCTTGTCCATCCGACTTACGGTGAGCTGAAAGTCTGTGTTGACGGAGAAGTTCGGGTCAGCACATCGAAGAGTGAAGGGCGTATTGTCCGCTTTGACCTGAAGTTTGTCGAAGCGGGAGAACTCTCTTACCCCACATCAGGTGCGGCGACGGCGCAGACGCTGATGTCATCCTGTTCTGCACTGGATGACTGCATCAGTGACAGTTTCAGTAGTTTCAGTATCGATGGCGTGGCAGATTTTGTGCAGAACGATGTCGTCGGTAATGCCAGCACAATGCTTGGGTATGTTTCTGATGCGATGAAAGTGGTGGATTTTGCCGTATCGGATGCCGCCAGGCTGTTGCAGGGGGATATCTCGGTACTTCTGCCGCCGCCATCGTCAGGCAAAAATTTCGTTGAGCAGGTGCAGAAAATGTGGCGTACCGGGAAACGCCTTTATGGTAACGCCAGCGACCTGGTCACCATGATCAAAACGCTTTCCGGTGTCAGCCTCGGCAGCGATCTGCAACCGCGCGGCGTCTGGAAAACGGACAGTAAAACCACCGCCACGGCGACGCAGCAGCGTAACGTGGTTGCCAGCATCCTTCGTACGACCGCAATCAGCGAAGCGGCGTATGCCGTCACCCGATTGCCTGCGCCAACAACTTCCGCGGTGATGCAGAATGCCGCAGTGGGGCAGGCAACAACACCCGCGCAGAGCTCCGGCTGGCCTGCCGTCACGCATCCGGTGCTGAACAATGCACCGGCGGTGAAAAACACGGTTGACCTGCCGACGTGGGAAGAACTGACTGACATTCGCGACACACTGAATACGACAATTGATAAGGAGTTGTCCCGTACAACCAGTGATGCGCTGTTTCTGGCGCTGCGCCGGGTGAAAGCAGATCTGAATGCGGATATCAACACGCGCCTTGAACAGTCTGCTCGGATCATTCAGCGCACGCCGGATGAGGTTTTACCCGCGCTGGTGCTGGCGGCGGCCTGGTTTGATAACGCGGCGCGTGACGCGGACATTATCCGGCGTAATGCCATTACGCATCCCGGCTTTGTGCCGGTGATCCCTCTGAAGGTGCCAGTGCAATGAACGACAATGTCACGCTACGGGTAAATGGCCGGGAGTGGAATGGCTGGACATCGGTGCGCATCGGTGCCGGTATTGAACGGCTGGCGCGGGATTTCAGTGTGGAGATCACCCGCCAGTGGCCGGGAGATGAGGGTATCACCACGCTTCAGCCGCGCATTAAAAACGGTTCAAAAGTGGAAGTGCTGATTGGTGATGAGCTGGTGATCACCGGCTGGGTGGAGGCGACTCCCGTTCGTTACGATGCCCGTTCGGTCAGCACCGGTATTGCCGGACGTAGTCTGACCGCTGACCTGATTGACTGTGCAGCCGAACCGACACAGTTTAACGGACGATCGCTGGTACAGATTGCGCAGGCGCTTGCTGCGCCTTTCGGCATTGAGGTGGTGAACAACGGTGCACCGTCGGATGTTATTCCTGATGTCCAGCCTGATCACGGTGAAACGGTGATCGAGGTGATCAACAAAATACTCGGTCAGCAGCAGGCGCTGGCTTATGACGACCCGCACGGCAGGCTGGTGATTGGCGGTATTGGCTCAACGCGGGCACATACCGCGCTGGTACTTGGGGAAAACATCCTTTCCTGTGATACGGAGAAGAGTGTTCGGGAGCGTTTTTCAGTTTACCAGGTGGCGGGGCAGCGTGCCGGAAACGACGATGATTTCGGTGAGGCCACCACCACCGCGCTGCGGGCCCGCACAGAGGACGCATTTATTGCCCGTTACCGTCCGATGTATATCAGGCAGACAGGGCAGGCCACGGGGGCAGGCTGTATTGCCCGTGCTGACTTTGAAGCCCGGCAACGGGCGGCGCGGACGGATGAAACCACCTATGTGGTGCAGGGCTGGCGACAGGGTAACGGTACGCTGTGGCAGCCCAACCAGCGGGTGATTGTCTTTGATCCGGTCTGTGGTTTCGACAATACCGAACTGCTTGTTTCGGAAGTCACGTTTACTCAGGACCAGAACGGCACCCTGACGGAAATCCGTGTCGGCCCACCTGATGCTTATCTGCCTGAACCCGAAGCCCCCGGCGCGCGGAAAAAGAAAAAATCCAGAGTACAGGAGGACCCGTTCTGATGAGGACGATTGAAGCCATGCAGCGACAACTCCTCGGCCTGATTGGGCGGGCCGTGGTGAAAAGCATCAGTGCCGCCACGAAATGTCAGACCGTGGATGTGTCCCTGATTGCCGGTGAACCCAAAGCCGGGGTTGAACATCTTGAACCCTACGGTTTTACCTCAAGGGCAAACAGCGGTGCGGAAGCGGTGGTGTTGTTTCCGGATGGCGACCGTTCTCATGCAGTGGTTGTTACGGTGTCGGACCGGCGCTACCGCCTGAAAGGGCTGCAGACGGGTGAGGTGGCTGTCTATGACGATCAGGGGCAGTCCGTGACGCTGACCCGGGAGGGGATCGTGGTGGACGGTGCAGGTAAAACGATCACGTTTCGCAATGCACCTGAAGCACGTTTTGAAATGGACCTGGAAGTGACAGGACAGGTGAAAGACCTGTGCGACTCCGGCGGCACCACCATGTCAGCGATGCGGCTTGCCTATAACGGGCATCGTCACAGAGAGAACGGTCAGGGCAGTAACACCGACAAACCTGATAAAGCGATGGAGGCATGATGGAACTGTGGCTGACGGTGAACGGTAAACGCACCTGCGCCAGCGCACCGCTGGATCCGCTGACCCGCGCCGTGGTGATTTCCCTGTTTACCTGGCGGCGGGCGGAGCCTGATGACAACGCCGACGTCCCGATGGGATGGTGGGGGGATACCTGGCCTGCGGTACAGAATGACCGTTACGGCTCCCGACTGTGGCTGCTTCAGCGCAGCAAACTGACCAATCAGCTGGTGAAGACGGTAAGGGGGTATATCCGCGAATGCCTGCAATGGATGATTGATGACGGCGTGGTGTCCCGTATTGATCTGGATATCCGCCGCACCGGGATTAATGAACTGGGTAACAGTATCACTCTCTGGCGTCGTGACGGACCGGTAATGATTTCTTTTGATGATCTGTGGAGTGCGATAACGCATGGCGGACAGTGAATTTCAGCGCCCGACGCTGGCAGAAAATATCAGTATGCTCCGTAACGATTTATTCGCCAGGCTGGACGTCAGCGACACGCTCCGGCGCATGGATGAAGACGTGCGGGCAAAGGTGTATGCGGCGGCGCTGCATACGGTTTACGGGTACATCGATTATCTGGCAATGAACATGCTGCCTGACCTGTGCGATGAGTCCTGGCTGGCGCGACATGCTGCGATGAAACGGTGTCCGCGCAAGGGGGCCACGACTGCCAGCGGGTATATGCGCTGGGAAGGTGTCAGCGATGGCCTGAAGGTGACCGCCGGAAGTGTTATTCAGCGCGATGACCTGGTTCAGTACACGGCAACTGCCGATGCAACCAGCACCGGTGGTGTCCTGCGCGTGCCGATCGCCTGCTCAAGTGCAGGCGCGGTCGGTAACGCTGACGACGGTACGTCATTAATCCTGGTCACGCCGGTGAATGGTCTGCCGTCTTCCGGCGAGGCAGATACCCTGACAGGTGGATTTGATATTGAAGAGCTGGAAACGTGGCGCGCCCGCGTCATTGAGCGGTATTACTGGACGCCTCAGGGCGGGGCTGACGGGGACTATGTCGTCTGGGCTAAAGAAGTGCCCGGCATTACCCGCGCATGGACATACCGACACTGGATGGGAACGGGGACTGTCGGTGTGATGATAGCCAGCAGTGACCTGATTAACCCCATTCCGGAAGAATCAACGGAAACGGCGGCAAGACAACATATCGAGCCACTGGCCCCGGTGGCAGGCTCTGATTTGTATGTGTTCAGGCCGGTGGCACATACGGTGGATTTTCATATCCGCGTGACGCCGGACACACCGGAAATACGGGCTGCCATCACCGCGGAGTTGCGTTCGTTCCTGCTGCGTGATGGTTATCCGCAGGGAGAACTGAAGGTATCGCGTATCAGTGAAGCGATTTCCGGTGCGAACGGGGAATACAGCCATCAGTTGCTTGCACCGGCAGACAATATCTCCATTGCAAAAAATGAACTGGCGGTACTGGGGACGATTTCATGGACGTGACAAACGATGATTACATCCGTCTGTTATCGGCACTGTTGCCCTCCGGTCCGGCGTGGTCAGCCAGCGATCCGGCGATTGCCGGTGCGGCACCGTCATTAACCCGCGTTCATCAGCGTGCGGATGCCCTGATGCGGGAGCTGGATCCGCGCACCACCACTGAACTGATAAACCGCTGGGAGCGTCTGTGCGGCCTGCCGGATGAATGTATTCCGGCGGGAACGCAGACCCTTCGCCAGCGTCAGCAACGGCTGGATGCGAAGGTTAATCTGGCGGGCGGCATCAATGAGGATTTTTACCTTGCACAGCTTGCTGCCCTGGGCAGACCAGATGCCAACATCACGCGATACGACAAAAGCACGTTCACCTGCTCATCGGTCTGTACTGACGCGGTGAATGCGCCGGAATGGCGGTATTACTGGCAGGTCAACATGCCAGCTGCCACCAACACCACCTGGATGACATGTGGCGATCCCTGTGATTCCGCACTGCGTATCTGGGGCGACACCGTTGTCGAGTGTGTGCTTAACAAACTCTGCCCGTCGCATACCTACGTAATTTTTAAATATCCGGAGTAATTCATGCATCGTATAGACACGAAAACCGCGCAGAAGGATAAGTTCGGCGCGGGTAAGAACGGTTTTACCCGTGGTAACCCCCAGACCGGCACGCCTGCCACCGATCTGGATGATGACTACTTTGACATGTTGCAGGAGGAGCTTTGCAGCGTGGTGGAGGCATCCGGTGCCAGCCTGGAGAAGGGGCGGCATGACCAGCTGCTTACAGCGCTTCGTGCGCTGCTGTTAAGCCGCAAGAATCCGTTTGGTGATATCAAATCGGATGGCACGGTGAAAACGGCTCTCGAAAACCTTGGTTTGGGAGATGGCTCGGGGCGTTACAGCAAAACTGTCGTTTTTTCATCGTCGGGTTCATATACGTGGCCAGCTGACGTAAAACGAATTGACGTTATTCTGACTGCGGCGGG